AAAAACAAGAAAATTAAAAAAAAGGGGTAAAAGAATGAAATTTATTAAACTAACATACGCTAAAGACGATAAAATAACATATACAGCAAATATTAATAATATCGCTTGTATTGAAACGTCTGTAAGGGAAGACGGAAACGTTCAAACATGGATACAAGGACAAGGGTTTGAAAACGGCGAACTATACGTTAAAGAAACGGAAGAACAAATTATAAAAGTACTAGAACGACAACAAACGATAGACAAATTGTTAAAAAATGTTGTGAGGTAGTTATGCACAAAGCCGTAAAGCACTATCGAACACACGCTTTTTTAAGAAAATTATTTAGAATAAAATCGCCGTCTGACAAATGGTTGCAAGCGGGGCTAATATTCAATAAAGAGCTTGAAAAAGGATTTAATAAACAGTCAAGTAACAAAGGGTTAGAACGATTATCAAAAGCACTAAAGGAAATGTAAAGGGGAATACATGGATAAGTCAGAACTAGCATATTTTGAGAAACTATTTAAAGAATATTATTCATACGACAAGAAAATACTACTAAGGAAAGCGGAACTTGCAGTACGAGAGATTGACGAAAACGTGGGAGGCGGTAAGAGCAATATACGAGCGAAAACAGTCGAAAACATGGTAATCAAGCAATTATCAGACGAGCGCCTCGTATTTTTAGAAAACGCGAAAGACGCTATCGAGTACACGTTGGACGTGATTGAAATGATAAACCCGCATTTTAAAACGCTAATCGTTGAGAAATATTTCAAAAACGGCGGAATTGAAACGTGGGAAGACGTGGCAAAGCGAGTAGGTTGGTCAACAAGTCAAGCGTACAATATCAGATATAAAACTTTAGAGATTTTCGCTAACAAGTTAGGCCTAGCGAATACGCTTTAAACTTTAGAAAAAATGATGTAGTTTTCCACTAGCTTTTACGATATATTTGTATTGTGAAAGTTTAGCGGAAAGCTATTTCTTTTTACACTCTTTTTCTAAGGCGGGGAAACCTGACGCCCCGTTTTTACGCTCGGTAGTGTAACGTAACACGCGCGCTCATTTATAAAACCTGTATCATAATGTCAGCTCCTTTAAAAGTTTGTATCTTCTACTGTTATGTATTTCAGCGCGAAACGTCGGTTCAAGCCCGACACGAGTGATTGCCAATTAAGTGGCGAAAATTCCAACGAACTGTTATTCATGGTTGGAACTCCTAACATTCTTTTTCCTCCCGTCGCCTATCGCGGGAGGTTTTAATTAAATTTAATACATATTTCCCGAACGTGTTCCTATCCGGAAAAGTGGCACGGAAAACTAAAAGTAAAACTCTAGGGCTTTACCTAGGTACCGCCTAGCTTTACGGGTTAGAGGGCGCGAGCTGTACAGCTTACTACACCGACGGAACGGATATAGGTATAATGACGGGTTATTTAAATAATGTTTAGTAGGGTTCATATATGACACCGTGAAAGGCTTTATTAAATAACTCTAGTACCTTTAGTGAGGTTCAATTCCTCATGTAGTATTATCCGTAAAGGAGAAACCATAAAATACAATTTAAGGCTTACTACTACTAGCCTAATGATACACACACTAAGAGCCTAGCGCTCACACTAAGACGTCTCATTTTAGGCGTCTTTTTTGTTGTTTAGAAAAAGAGAAAAAGAAAAGAGGTAAAAGGAAATGCAAACAGATATTAGAAAACGTATCGAGTACGCGTTAATCAAGCGACTAGGAGTTAAAGGGTGTAAAAACGTCGAGATAGATAAAATAGACAGTTTACAGGAAAGACGCTATATGGTACCAGTCGGGGACACAGTGGACTATATGACGTTCGATAGAAAAGGTGAAATAAGTTGTTACGTGATCATAACGGACAAAGAAGAACTATTTTACAACAAGCACTACCCGTTACACGGACATAGAAATTATTTCGTAATGCCGGAAGAATTATTTAACGAGGTAAACGAAAAGAGAGATTTTCTCGAAATGGTAGGTAAGGACACCGGAGTAATTACATTAAATGACGAGGGCGAATTATTAAGAGGGTTCGCATGTAGCCGAGTAGAGCTACCACCATGGAAAGCGACTTTATTATTAGAGTCGTTTGCAAGGGGTACGGCTAGAGAAACAGCGAAACTATACGAATTAGAATACAAGAACGAAACAACCTAGAGAGGGGTGTTTCGTTATCGTTTAAATATAGAAATGAGGTGATGGAAAATGAACGAAAGACAAAAACACTTCGCTGATGAGTACATCGTCAGTAAAAACGCAACTCAGTCAGCGATTAAGGCAGGTTACTCAGAAAAAACGGCATATATTATAGGGCAAAGGCTGTTGAAGAAAGTTGAAATCTCCGAGTATATCAAGAAACGTACGGAAGAACATTTTAATGAACGTTCAATGAGTATTGCTGAAGCTTTGGCAATCTCTGCAAGTATAGCCCGTGGAGAACCGCAAAAGAGATATTCGAAAAAAGTGGTAAAATCTAACGGTGAAGAAACAGAAGAAGTAGTCGTTGGGGAATACACGCCATGTATTGAAGATAGGCAACGTTCAATAGACCACATCTTAAAAGTAAATGGTGCATACCTTGACCGTAAAGAAATAGACGTTCAAGGAAGCGTGGTGTTTATGAATGAAGATAACATCGCAGATTAACCTACCTGCAACAATCGGGAAAGGTTACGGCGCTTTTTGGCGTTCTAGGAACTTTTATAGAGTCGTGAAAGGTTCGCGTGGTTCTAAAAAGTCTAAAACAACGGCGTTAAACTTTATCGTCCGTATCTTAAAACATCCGTGGTCTAATCTGTTAGTAGTTCGACGTTACTCTAACACGAATAAGCAATCGACATATACAGATTTTAAATGGGCAGCTAACAAATTGGAAGTTGCTCATTTATTTAAGTTTAACGAGTCGTTACCCGAAATAACCGTCAAATCAACAGGACAAAAGATACTGTTTAGAGGGTTAGACGATGAGTTGAAAATAACCTCAATCACAGTAGATGTAGGTATTCTTTGTTGGGCATGGTTTGAAGAAGCGTATCAAATCGAAAACGAAGAAAAGTTCTCTACGGTTGTTGAGTCGATACGTGGAACGTTAGATGCTCCAGACTTTTTTAAACAGATAACCGTAACATTTAACCCGTGGAATGAAAGGCACTGGTTAAAACGTGTATTCTTCGATGAAAAAACACAAAGAGCGGATACGTTAGCACTTACGACTACCTTTCGATGCAACGAGTGGTTAGATGAAGTCGATATACAACGATATGAAGATTTATACAAGACGAACCCAAGGCGTGCAAGAATCGTTTGCGATGGCCAGTGGGGCGTTGCGGAAGGTTTGATATATGAGAACGTCCAAGTCAAGAACTTTGATAAAGACGAACTGTTGAAAGATAAAGCGTATCAGTTAGCGATTGGTCTTGACTTTGGGTTTACGCATGATCCTACAGCGTTATGTGCGAGTTTGATTAACGAACAAAAGAAAGAAATATACATCTTTGATGAAGCTTATCAGGTTGGATTGATAACAAAAGACGTAGCCGAAATGATACAAGACAAAGGATACGCTAAGTCACACATCATCGCAGATAGTGCAGAACCGAGGTTGATTAAAGAATTGCAAACAGAATATAACATTTTACGGTTGAAAGAAAGTCGTAAAGGAAAAGATAGTATCATGGCAGGAGTATCCAAGTTACAAGGATACTCTATTTTTGTGCATCCATCTTGTACACATATCATGGATGAATTTTACAGTTATTGCTATCAACAAGACAAAGAAGGAAACTGGTTGAATAAACCAGAGGATAAGAACAACCACTTGATGGATGCGCTCAGATACAGCTTGCAATGTATCGATGGCAGTCAATCTAAAATCAAACTGTTAAAAGGAGGCTTTTAAAATTGGCAAAAGTTTTTGTAAACAAACGGAAAGTCATTACGACCAATAGCGATGTAGTGACAGAAGAAGTCGTTACTGAAGCGATTAGGCTTCACATGAGTAAGCTAGTTAAGAATTATGTTGAAAGCGAGGATATGTACCTATCGCAACACGAAGTCTTGAAAATGCCTAAGAAAGATAGCTGGAAACCCGACAATAGATTGGTGTTTAATTATGCGAAGTACATTGTCGATACGTTTACAGGCTATCAAATTGGTGTTCCAGTTAAAATCAAACATGAGGACGAGAACGTGAACGAGTTTGTCTCAAGTTTCCGTAAAATCAATGACATGGAAGACTCAGAGTTTGAATTGGCTAAGATGTCAAGCGTGTTCGGACATGCGTTTATTTATGTTTATCAAGACGAGTTTAAACAAACAAGAGCGACATATAACAGCCCAATCAATATGTTTATCGTTCATGATAACAGCATTGAGGAACGCCCGTTATTTGCGGTTAGATACACGTTTAATGAGAATAATCAAACAGGAGTCGGACAGGTTATCACAAACGACGAATTGATTGATGCTACATTTACAACTGGTGGGGCGGTAAGGTTCGGTGAACGCACTCAACACATTTACAACTCAATCCCAGTAGTTGAATTGATTGAAAATGAAGAGCGACAATGCATTTTCGAGAGTGTGAAAACATTGATTAATGCTTTAAATAAAGCAGGAAGTGAGAAAGCAAATGATGTAGATTATTTCGCAGACGCTTACTTGAAAGTGCTGGGCGTCGAACTACAAGGTGAAGATGCTAGTCAAATCAGAGAGAATAGGATTTTCAATCTTTGGAAGAATGGCGACGGGCCTTTACCTGACGTTGCTTTCCTTGAGAAACCAAGTTCAGATACGACACAAGAAAATCTTATCAGCTTACTGAAAGAGTCTATCTTTGCTATTTCAATGGTTGCGAATATGTCTGAGTCTGAGTTTGGGAACTCGTCTGGAACGGCTCTAGCTTTTAAATTGCAGGCTATGGATAACCTTGCTCGGATGAAAGATAGAAAATTACAATCCGCATTTAACAGATTGTATAGAATCGTTTTTAGTGTTCCATTGACGACCGTATATGAGGACGCATGGACAGGATTGACTTACACGTTTACTAGAAATGTTCCAAGAAACATTCTTGAAGAGGCTCAAATTGTTGGGCAGTTATCTGGTCAAGTATCAGAGGAAACCAAGTTATCTGTTTTATCTATCATTGATGATCCTCAAAAAGAAATCGAAAGAATGGAACGTGAAGAGGAAGCTATGGGCGACCTTGAAACACGTCTAGAAAAACAAAAAATCTACTCAGACTCAGAATTGAGCGAGAGTGAGAAGGTTATAGCCGATGTTGAATAACGAATACTGGGAAGGTAGATACCGTGCCGAGGAAAAAGCAAGGGAGCTGGCGGATAAGAGAGTCGCTTTCCAACTTTACGGAGTCTACCAACAACACGCTAACAATATTCAAAAAGAAATCGATAGCTTTTGGCAAAGTTACGCTGATAAAGAAGGAATCACGAAGTTAGAAGCTAAGCAACGAGCAGATAAGCTAGACATGGTAAATGTTGAATTTAAAGCTAGACAGTTAGTCGAGCGCGCTAACCAATTGAGAAAACGTGGTCAGAAAGTAACAAGCGATGATTTTACAAGAGCAGAAAACGACTTGATGAGATTGTATAACTTAAAAATGAAAACAAGTCGTTTAGAAGTGTTGCAAGCGAATATCAAACTTCATCAGTATGATTTAGCTTTAAGTGAGTTTGAAATCATTGACAGGCACTTGGTGGAATCAATCAGACGTGAAAATATATTCAGCGCTGGTGTCTTGAATATGACACTCGGAAGTTTTGAATCTTCAAAAGTATCTGCTGACTCTATCGTGTATGCCCATTT